CAGTGCCAATGGCTTTAGCACCAGTAAAGATAATCTAGTGTACCTAGAGGGTATTGCACGTAGCAAAGGTAATTCTAGAGCAGAAAAGTTTTTGTCAAGTGTCCGTAGGTTGTCAGCAGTAGAAACCTACCTCTCTAGTTTTGTAGAGGGCATTGCAACCCACGTCAAGTCTGACGGTAAACTTCATGTAAGATTGTTGCAACATCGCACTGGTACTGGAAGACTGTCAGGTGCCGATCCTAACATGCAAAATATGCCACGTGGCGGTACTTTTCCCGTCAAACGTGTATTCAAGTCACGATGGGATGGTGGATCAGTGATGGAAGCTGACTTTGCCCAGCTTGAGTTTCGTGTAGCTGCGTTCTTATCACAGGATGAGACTGCTCTCAATGAAGTGGCTACAGGCTTTGACGTGCATAGTTACACTGCCAAGGTTATTACAGATGCTGGTCAATCTATCAGCAGACAAGAAGCCAAGGCACATACATTTGCTCCTTTGTATGGGGCAAGTGGCTTTGGTAGAACCAAGGCAGAGGCTGCTTACTATCAGCAGTTTACAACCAAGTACAGTGGCATTGCCAAGTGGCATGAGGCACTAGCAAGAGAAGCATTGACTACAGGCAAGATTACTACTCCATCTGGACGTGAGTTTGCATTCCCTGACGTAGAACGTAGACGTTATGGAGGTGTGACATTTTTCACACAGATAAAAAATTATCCTGTACAATCGTTTGCAACTGCTGACATTGTACCTATATCTCTGATATACATTGATAAGATGCTAGAGATAAATAAATTAAATAGTTGCATTGTCAACACAGTACACGATAGTATTGTAATTGATGTGCACCCCAACGAGAAGGAGAAAGTATTAAGGATCATTAGCCGTACTAATGAAGTGCTTACGTCACTGGTAAACAAACGTTGGAATTTGGACTTAAATGTGCCTCTTTTATTAGAAGCAAAAATAGGTCCGAATTGGCTTGACACAAAGGACGTAGCCTGATATAACTATACATCTGTAACAAAAGAAAAGGAGATACATATATGACAATGGTAGAAACATTTAATACATCAGATTACAACTCAATGGCTGCTACACTTGGGATGGCAGCAGATAATAAACCGTCCCGTGATAGTTCCACACTTGCACGATTACGTATTAATCACTCACCTATCATGGGTGAGCAAGAGGTAAATGGTAAAAAGGTAAAGCTAGAGGTTGTAGCTGGTGGCACGTATAAGTTGGAGATTCCTGATGGGCCAACTTACTACGCAGAATCTGCCACTATACGTCCATACATGCAAAGGTTTATGTATAAACGATTTATCATGGGTAATGATTCAGCACCTAATCGTTATGTTAAAACAATTATGGCTGATAACCTAAACATTGATCTAAAAGACAATGATGGTGGTTTCAACTGTGGTAAACCTGCAGGATGGATAGAGGACTTCAAGGCTTTGCCTCAGAAGACGCAAGATCTGATCCGACAGATCAAACGTGTACGTGTGATGTTTGGCACAGTAACACTTGTTAATCCTGTAGACTTGAATGGCAACCCTGTCAACCAAGAGTTGAACAATACCCCATTCATATGGGAGATTGAAAATCGTGATGCTTTTAAGATGGCTGGTGGTATCTTTGCCAAGTTAGGTAAGATGCGTAGGCTACCACCGATGCACACAATCAAGTCAGCCACACAAGAACGCAGTTTACCTAATGGTAACAGCTTCTTCTTACCTGATTTGGAGTTGGATATCACTAACTCGTTAGACTTAGATGCAGATGCACAAGAAACATTAACAAACTTCTTGGCTTGGATTGCAAACTACAACGAATATATATCCAATGCATGGGATGAAAATGTTAGCAAACACGAAGACATTCCATTTGATGACGTGAATGATATCATTGACGCAGACATGGAAGAGTTTGCATGATTAATCATCCAGCCGAACTAAAGATACATCAGTATCTGGAGAATGCAGCCAATGGTAAGTCAGAGATGTCTGATGAAACCATTGATCGTGTTGCTTCTGATGTTGCTGATGCATTAAAAAGACAGTTTGGCTCTGGCAACAAACGTGATGCCTTTAAACTAAGGATGTCCAACATTGGACGTCCTACTTGCCAACTTTGGTTTGATAAAAATAAACCAGAAACAGCATTACCTAAACCAACTACGTTTGTATTGAATATGATGATTGGAGACATAGTTGAGGCAGTCTTTAAAGGTGTTCTTAAAGAGGCTAATGTAGACTTTAAGGATACAAATAGAGTTACCCTTGCAGTGGGAGACATTGATGATACTTATGTCTCTGGCTCTTATGATCTTATTGTAGATGGGGCAGTAGACGATATTAAATCTGCGTCTGATTACAGTTACAAATACAAGTTTGATTCTTACGAGTCATTAGAAAATAGTGATCCATTTGGTTACATAAGTCAGCTTGCAGGTTATGCACGTGCCGCAGGTAAAAAACTTGGTGGCTGGTGGGTAATTAACAAGGCCAGTGGACAATTTAAATATGTCAAGGCAAAAACAGATGTGCCTAGACAAATAAATAAAATAAGAGATACGGTTGAATCATTAATTAAAAATGATTTCAATCGGTGTTTTTCCCCTATACCTGAAACGTTCAGGGGGAAAACAACGGGCAACTATATACTTGACGATGGTTGTAAATTTTGCGACTATAGGTTCGAATGTTGGCCTAGTCTTAAAGAGATACCCTCAAAGGTATCTAAGGCTAAAATACCACCTATTGTTCAATACGTAGAAAAGGAGTAGTAATGATTGGAACAGATGAGATCAAGGAAATGCAAGATATTATTGCATCAATGGAGAAAGAGCTTGCCGAAAAGAAACGGGTATTACGAGAGGCAAAGTACGCAGGATTACGTTCAGCTATGCAAGCTCGTAAAGAGGCAGATGAAGCTGTTAAACAAGAGCTAAAAGATTTAGGTATAACCTCTACGCCTTTTGGTACACCGTTTGACTTTCACTGGAAGTTCTAGTGGATCAAAAACAGTTCAAAGCTGCTATGAAGCACGGGTATAGGAGTGGTCTTGAGATAAAGGTCAAAGATTTTTTGAGAGAACACAAGATACCTATCAAGTACGAATGCTTAAAGATTGAGTGGGAAGACTTGATGTATCGTACCTATACTCCAGACTTCATTTTACCTAACGGTATTATTGTTGAGGTCAAGGGTAGATTTACTGCGACTGATAGGCGTAAACATGTTTGTATCAAGAAACAACATCCTAAGTTGGATATACGTTTCGTATTTGAGAGTAGTAGACGCAAGCTAAGTAAAGGTGCTAAAACTACGTATGCCTTATGGTGTGAACGTAACAAGTTTGCATACTGTGATCGTGTAATACCTATGGAGTGGCTAAAAGAAAAAGGTAAGAATATGCATCCAGAGTTTATTCAGTTTCCTTTAAAAAAAGTAAAGAGAGGTTAGCATGGGTACAGTATTTCAACAGTTCGATGACAACGATATATTAATACGTCTGTCTCCCTTCCTAGATGAAAAAGATGGGTGGACAGGTGAGGTATTAGTAGGCATAGCAACATCAGAGGATAACTACCTTAGTGAAAATGATTACTTTCACATTATGCAGTTAGGATCTATGTTATGTGCAGCAGTGCCTTTAATGGAAGAAAGTGAGACTTTTAGAAAAATGCTTTACGAGTATACACAAAATGTGTTAGAAGAAGAAAAGAAAGAAAAAAAGAAGAAAGTAGTAGAAAAACACGACAATATAATCAAGGTAAACTTTTGAAAGGAGCACGAATGTTTGACAATATAAACAATCCAAAACATTATAATCAAGCAGGTATTGAATGCATTGATGCCATTCGTGCCGCCACCGGTGAAGGTTTTGAATACTATCTACAGGGCAATATATTAAAGTATTTGTGGAGATATCGGTACAAAAATGGGATAGAGGATCTCAATAAAGCACAATGGTATCTCAAGCTATTGATTGAGGAAAAAAATGCGAGTAAAAATATTTCTGACAATAGAACTGGATGAAGAGGATTACCCCATACCTGTAGATGGTATGGTAGAAGAAGATGTGAATGAAACTATACGTAATCTCATTCACGATGTAGACGGTGTTATCGTCAAGTCTGTAAAAGTAATAGTGGAGTAAATAATGATATTAGAAAAACCGACAGAAACCTATGGTCCAACACTTAATATCTCTGAGGAGATTCATTCCATGAAGTATCGTGGAAAGAACGAGTCATTTAAAGAGGCTATGAAACGTGTAGCTGAAGCATTAAAAGATGATGAGTCACACTTTTTAAACTTTAAATCTATACTGTACAATCAAAGATTCCTACCTGCTGGACGTGTACAGTCAGCAATGGGTGCACCAAGACGTGTAACACCTTATAATTGTTTCGTGTCCACTACCATACAGGATAGTATGCAAGGCATCATGGAAGCCGCCACAAGAGCCGCAGAGACTATGAGGCTTGGTGGTGGTATTGGATACGACTTTTCTACGTTACGTCCACGAGGGGCTATGATACGCAGCCTAGAGAGCAAGTCTTCTGGTCCTATATCTTTTATGAATGTGTTTGATGCAGTGTGTGGCACAATCTCAAGTGCAGGGCATAGACGTGGAGCACAGATGGGTGTGCTACGTGTTGATCACCCTGACATAGAAGAGTTTGTACGAGCAAAGAACAATAGTACTGACCTAACTAACTTCAATGTGTCGGTAGGTATCACAGATAAGTTTATGGAAGCAGTAAAATCGGACAGTGACTTTGACCTAGTATTTGAAGGCACAATCTACAACACTATCAGTGCTCGTGCACTATGGGATGACATCTTACGCAGCACTTGGGATTGGGCAGAACCTGGGATACTATTTATTGATAGAATAAATAAAAAGAATAACTTACGTTACTGTGAAACAATCGCAGCAACCAATCCATGTGGTGAGCAACCATTGCCACCTAATGGTGCATGTTTACTTGGATCTTTTAACTTAGTTAAATATATAGTTAAAATAAATGACAAGTACGTGTTCAATATTAATCAACTACGCAATGACATACCTTACGTTGTACGTGCTATGGATAACGTAGTAGATCGTGCAGTTTATCCACTAAGCCAACAAGAACAAGAGGCTAAGTCAAAACGCCGCATGGGTTTAGGCGTAACAGGTGTTGCTAATGCAATAGAGGCACTTGGTTTTGAGTATGGATCATCTGCATTCATCACACAATTAGAAATAATAATGGAGGTAATACGTGATACAGCATATAAAAGTTCTATTTCTTTGGCCTTGGAAAAAGGTCCGTTCCCTTTGTTCGATCAGAGGTACTTGGATTCCGATTTTGCGAAGACTTTACCAAACGACATTAGGCAGGATATTTCTAATTATGGCATTCGCAACAGCCATCTACTATCTGTGGCCCCCACAGGAACAATCAGTCTCTCAGCAGATAATGTCTCCAGTGGGATCGAACCTGTCTTCTCCTACTATTACGACAGAACCATTATCACCTTCGATGGACCCCAGACAGAACGAGTAGAGGACTACGGCTACAGGGTGTTTGATGTCAAGGGCAGGACTGCAGACGATCTGTCGGTGTTCGATCACGTAAAAGTGCTCAATGCGGCCAGCAAATACGTTGACAGTGCCTGTTCCAAGACATGCAATGTTGGTGATGATGTATCATGGGAAGATTTTAAGAATGTGTACATGCAAGCATATGAAGGTGGTGCATCTGGATGTACAACGTTTCGTGCATCAGGAAAACGATATGGCATTCTTAATGCATCCTCTGTAGAAAATGTTGCAGAGGAAGAAATTATAGAAGATACAAAAGATTTTGTTGACGAGGGAACAGCTTGCTATTATGATATGGAAACTGGTCTTCGTAAATGTGAATGAAAGGAGTGACTAAATGACAACAGTAAATATAAATGATGTAGATTATGATACAGAGGATTTTAATGAGTATCAAATGAAATTGTACAATGAGATCATGTATGCTACAAGTGTAGTCAATAATCTTAACTATCAAATGCAGTGTGTAAAAACAATGCAAGCTAGTGTAGCAAATAAATTAACTAAATCTTTAGAATATAAAGGAGATGATGATGCCAGTGCGGAAGAAGTTTAGAAGAGATTGGTATAACAGGTATGACTCACCTGCCAAACAAACCCTCGTGCAATATCTAGAAAGTATTGGACACGAGATAACCGAAACTAAAGAAAATTACACTGTGGATATTGTTTCAACAAAAGAAGACCACACGTATTTTAATGAGGCAGAGGTCAAGGTTTCTTGGACAGGTGATTGGCCTACCGAGTGGAAGGAGATACGTATACCAGAACGTAAGACCCGACTACTTGACAGGTACAAAGATGCCAATGGTGTACTAAACTTCTACGTCTTTCGTAGAGACTTAAAGCAGGTATGGCGTATCAAAGATACCAGCCTGACAAAAGAACGGTTACGTGAAGCAAAAGGTAGAAACATCACAAAGGGAGAACACTTTTATCACATCCCTTACAATGAAGCAACATTAATTAATATAGGAGAAGCAGCATGAACCCTAAGAAACTATCCCGTAAGCAACGCAATCTTGGCAAACATGATGCGCCATTA